ACTGGCCCATCGTGCGCGTGAACCGCGTGCGGTACTGCACTGATACGGCCATTCGCACGAGCTACACCGGCTCAGATATCGAGGCGGTGGTGAGTGTTTACTACGACGATGACGGCGGTAGCGGCACGGCAAGGCTACTGTCCATCGCTGCCGACGGAACAGAAACAAGCAATACATTTGCCCTTTCCACCTACAAAACGTTGAGCACACTCGCTACGGCGATGAATGCCATAAGTGGATGGACTGTCTCTCTGTACGCGAGCCGCGATGGTCAGTCTCTTTCCCTGTGGCCGTCCGGCGGCATCGACGCGAAAACCACGACCGGCGAGCTATACGCGGTGACTGAGTTTGACCGCGTCACGAAGGTCGATCACCGGCGCGGAATGGTGTCCGTGGCGGGCACCAGCATGAACCTGCTGGTCAGCTATCGCGGCGGGTACGAGGTCATACCCGACGACGTGGCGCGCGTGGCGAACGAGATGGCGGCGGCGGCATACCACGAGGTCAGCGTCAACCCGATGCTGTCGAGTGAATCGATTCCAGATTACAGCTACAGCCTGGCGAACAAAACAGAGATCGCGTCGAACCACCAGACCGTGCTCGACGCTTACCGATCCTTTTCGATTGGTGGTGTCTGTTGAGCATTGTGCACATGCTGAACACGACGATGACGGTGACTCGACCGATCAAGACAACGGTTGCAGGCGCTACCACTGTGACCTATGGCGCTCACCTTTCGGCGGTGGCATGTCGCTGGCATCGCATGAGCGGCGCGGAATCAATGCGATATGGAGCGGATCGCGTTACGCGAATGTGGCGGGGTAGCGTTGACGCAGCCGTTGACATTGCAAATGCAGACCGATGCACATTCACCAATCAAACCGGCGCGCGAGTAGTTCACGTTCTCGACTCTCAGGACAGCAGCGGCGCGGCAATCATCCGAGTCATCGAAGCCGAGGAGGTGACCGGTGACGCTTAAGTGGTACGGCGCAGAGCGTAAGGCCGACATTCTTCGCGCGGTGCAAGACGCGATAGGGGCTGTCGCCATCAATCTGCAATCCACGATGAAGGTAGTGGTCAGCAAGCCAGGTCGCGGACGATTCTACAAACGCCCCGCCCGCACGCATCAGGCATCGGCACCAGGTGACCCGCCAACGGTTGACACCGGTGATTATCGACGGTCGATTCAGGTCGACCTGTCTCATCAGCGCGATGCTAGACCAGTGGCGCGAGTGGGAACGAACAGCGTAAAAGGCCCGTGGCTTGAGTTTGGTCGCGGCACGATTGAGCCGCGACCGCACTGGATTCCAACGTTCAAACAGGAACGCGGCAAACTTTTGAAGATAGCGCAGGCCGTCATTACCAAGCGCATGAAGGCGGTGAAGTAATGGCACACGATCAGGAAGCCATGCTCACGGGCATCATCACGGCGCTGAGCGTCACGGGCGCGGGCACGTTGTACGAGTCTGTGGGTGGTCGCATCTATCGCACGGCGGCACCGTCTGAGGATGCTTTGCCGCTCGTCATTGTGAGCGTGGCTGACGACACTCCCGATCGGTACATGCCGACATCGGCGGACATCGAGGCGACCATCAATATCAGCGTGTTCGGCAAACGCGATGCGAGTGAAACGACATTGCAGGCAATTGCAGCCAAGTGCATCGCCGCACTGGAGAGCGTGGGCATCACCATCGCAGGTCACGAAACCGGCTCGATGTGGATTCAGAATCGCGGCATCACGCTGTACGACGATTCTCGCGTACAGATCACCACCCTATGGGGCATTCAGGCGACGGCAACAGCATAAAGGATTACACCAATGGCAAAGAAAAACATTGCGGGACTCGGTGGCAATCTGGCGCTCCCCACAGGGTTCAACGCCAAGATTAACTCGTGGTCAGCGTCGCACACGGTTGAGACCGTTGAAACAACCGGTTTTGCCGATGGCGGATTCAGAACATTTGACCCGACCATTACCAGCTTGACCGGCTCGGCATCTGGAACCGCGCAGTACGACGCCGCGACTACGGCGCTACTGCCGGCAGCATTGGCCGATGGAAGCATCATGGCCTTGGGTGACCTTGCGGGCGCGATCGGCACCGTGACACTCACCTTCGTCACCGGCTGCACATGGTCATGCACCACCGCAAACATCACCGGATTGTCAGTAGATCGTGCATCTGACGGCAAGGCCAACGTCACCTTTAATTTCCAATTCAGCGGGCCGTGGACTCAGACCTGGGATGAGACTTAAAACGAAAGGATTATCGTGAGCATTGCATTAGATGGCGCTGCGCCTATCGAGCGATTCGGAAAGCTTTGGACGCCGTGGTCGAAGCGTCAGTTGATTGACATGACGGCATCGGTTCCGCTAAGCAAAGCGGAGCAGATCATGCTCGGGTACGGCGACATGATCCGGTTCATCGGTTCCATTCGCGGCCTTGATTTGGCATTGGGCTTGGCCGGTGGAATTACCGAACAGCAGGCCGAACAGATCGGACAACTCAACGAGCGAATGAAGCTAGCCACCGACCTTGTATCTCGCGTGCTCGGTGAGTTTGCCGACGAAGAATCCGAGGAGGAACCTTCGCTCCCTTTAGCGGTGACGGTGCCGACTGGCGACTGATCGACGGATCGATTCGGCACTGGATGCACTGCGATCCGCTTGCGTTGACGCTTCACCAAAGCCTCGTCATGTTCGAGGAAATCGGAAGGATTGAATCAGGCAAGGCTGGCGAGGAAAGTCACAGGCTCATAGCGACCCGCACAGCGCGGCAACTGAGGATGCAACATGGCAACCGTAGCAGAACTTGACATTGCGGTTCGTGCCAAGGCCGATCACATCGACCGTGATTTGCGTGAGGTGGAGAAGAAGGTAAAGACTACCAGTGACCGCATGGGCAAAGACATGAAGGACGCTATGAACTTCGGCAAGTTTATCGCGGGCCTGACTGCTGCTGCTGCGGCGGCAAACGTGGCAATGCAAGGCATCGAGTTTGCTACGGCTGCTGCTGCCGGACAACTCGAACGCATGGATAGGGCGGCGAACGAGTTAGCTCAATCAATTCGCAGGACACCGATACTCGGTCAGGTGTTTCAATTAGGACAGGAAATCGGCGATCAGATATTTAACGACAGGTCCGACGCGGAAGCAATAAATGCAAAATCGTCAATGGCTGAGCGCGAAAGAATTCAGAACCTAAAGAATATCGAGGACGGACAAAAGCGAATTCTAATGTTGACCAGAGAAACCGAACTACTTGGCGCTGGCGACGACAACGCGCGAAAGCGGCTACAGGCACAGTTCAAACTAGACGACGAACTGCAAGCGGCCAGCAGGCTACCCGATGGCATTCGGCAAGAGGTTCAGCGGCTTGCCGAAGATCGATTCAGGCTTGAGACGCGCGGCGAAGGAATGAAGCTCGGTAGCGCTCAGCAGATCGGCGCGCGAACATCACTTAGCAATGTTCCGCCTGACGAGAAGCCGTCAAGCCGCAGGCAAACCGACATCACAAACAACCTTCTGCAAAACATCGTTCGTGTAATTGCAGGACTTGAAAACCAAACCGTGGCACAATAATGGCAACAGTCAAACCAGTAATGAACGGTTCCGGCTTGTCGCGCAATGGCGGCGTGCTTCGCTATTGGGTGACAGGGCTGGAAAACCTTGATCCTTCAATGATGTGGTCGGCACTGTTCGCCGGTGGACTGCCGCAGATCGGTGACCCGCACCCGAACGCGCCGCAGGTTGGCGTGCAGGACGTGCGAGTTTCACAGGTGGTCAGTTCGACATCGTGTTTCGTGGATGTTGTTTACGCTCAGGACGAAACGACCAGCGGCGGCGGTGGCGGTAATGATGGGCTGATTGAGATTGACGGCAACGTCGTGGGCATCCGCACGATGCTGGACTATGGCGGCAAGCGTATTGATGTCATTTACAACCCGACTATGACAGGATTGCGTCCGTTTAACGCGGAGTGCAGCCCCGGCCAGGGTGACCGATGCACGGGCGCGGAAGTGGATCAGTACGTCGGCATGATGACGCTGAGGATCACGCGGAAAGAGGAGGGGCATCCTGGTTTCAAATGCCGCGATTATGTGGGCAGGCTCAACGCTACGAACTTTGCCTATACCGGCGACAAGGAGGCATGGCTCTGCACCCGCATTGCAGGGCGGAGGGCATCGTCTGCAACGCTCTACGATGTCACCTACGAGTTCCAGCACACCGATGATGGATGGCACAAGATCGCGGCATACATCGACCCAACGACCGGCGTACCGCCATCTAAGAACATGGGCAGCATCACACTTAATCCGTTGCCGCCGCGCGTGAGAATGCCAAACGATCAAGCGAATCAGGACAGATCAAGTAACGGCATTACCATCATTCGAGTGCAAGGATCAAAAGACTTCAGCGCGCTATCACTCCCGCAGCTTTGAGGATGACATGGATCAAATGCAACGATGGAAAAAAGGCGACACGATCACAGCCGACCGGCTGGACAAGATGACCGCGCTAACAAATAGCACGCGGGATGCCGTCGGCCAGATGGCTAATAGCTCGCTGCGTTCGCCCAACTCCGTGCCCTTCCCCGTCACTGTAGTGACCGTGTTCGATGACTACCTGACCTGCCGCCCCCTGAACATCGAAGGCGCGGACAACGATATCTATGTCGCCAAGCCGTGGGACCTCCGCAAGACTCCGTTCGATACTGAGACGATGCCCAATCAAGACGGAACGCTGATGAGCTTTGCGTACTCGACAACCAGCACGCAGGCCCGCACCGTTACCGATACGACCGACGACAGCACCGAGGATCAGGTTATCGTTCCGGCTTATGTCGAGAAGCAGACCATCAGCGAGATTGTTTACCTTGGCTCGCAGATCACTGTTCAGCGCGTGGCGTTCGGGCCGGGCGTGAGCTTTACCGGCAGCGGCAATTTTGATGTAGAGGTAGAGTTCGAGGACATGAACCGCGCGGGCCGGGCATGGGCGGAGGACAACGGATCATGAGCATAAGCAAAGGTGCATTTGGGCAGTCGGCCAAAGGCTCATTTATAGAGTCGGCTATGGGTGCGCGCGGGTGGGGCGGATCGTCACCGATCTTCGCCACTGGCGTGACAAGTTCATTTATAGGTACTGGCTCAGGCATGAGGAACCTAACCGACAACGGCACCGGGTTCGATACGGCGTGGATCAATCAGAGCGGCAACTATTCGGCGTACGTGCAGTACGATTCCGACAACGTGCTATTCTCTTTTCTCTCCGGCGCAGCAGAGCCGGGACGACTACGCATGACCGATCTTGCCGGTACTACAGTTTGGACTCGGCAGATCTCAGAATATTTCAACGGAGACACCGTGGCTGGCTTTCTTCGCGGCGACAAGGTGATTTATAGGTACCTCGACAAGACGACAGGCATCGCAAATTTAAGAGCAGTCGATCGTGCGACAGGGGCAACGGTGCAGTGGACATTGCCATTGACGCACAATGCCAAGTTCCCTTTCGGATTTTTGGGGGATGGTTTCTACGTAGACAGCAATCAGGACACCTACATCCTGTATGCCTACCCGCAACGCGACACCGCACTCCCCGAGGTGGGAGATCATGTTCGATTGGGCAAAGTTAATAGTTCAGGTGCTTTGGTTTCTGATACCTCTATCTACTATTTTCCATTTGCGAACGGGGTGTTTCCCTACACGGAATATGACCTTGCATCAACAGTGCTGGGCCGCTACCTGCTACCAGTCGGGAATGACTTCGTTATTGGCGCAGTAGAGAAAGTCACCGTGGGCGATCCCCCGCCGCATCCCAACATGACTAGAAATGTGCTTCGGTTCACAAGGGCTGGAGCAGTGGTCTATGACGTGCCTCAAAATGTTCCAAACGCAGCACACCCCGGCTTGATCTATTTCCAAGCCGCAGGCAACGGCAAGCTATACGCAAGGCTTGATACCGCAACTGCGCAGTGGTACACGGCGGCCACGGGCGCCTTAATAGATTCCATGACTGGTGTCCTAAACGGCAATCGAGTGTCAGCCATGGCGGTGACGGAAGTTGCGAACGAAATATATCTTGTCGGCGTGAGAAAAGCAGCCATGATATATGACGTGGCGCGGCTTGACACGACAACCAAGACGTTGACATGGGAAGATGAAATTTTAGCCGGAGCTACCCAAACATCAATAGTTTCGCGTCCGTGGCCTTCTTAAGTTTCAATCATCCAAACTTCATCAGCT